AAGACAGTCAAGCCGCTGGTCGCTGGGAAACAGCACAAGGTGGCGAGTATTTTGCAGCAGGTGTCGGGGGAGCGATTACAGGTCGAGGTGCGGACTTGTTAATAATCGACGACCCACACAGTGAGCAAGACGCACTCAACATGGGTGCATTAGAGAAGGCATACGAGTGGTACACTTCAGGACCACGACAGCGTTTACAACCAGGTGGAAAAATAGTTTGCGTCATGACAAGATGGAACGTAAAAGACCTGACAGGAATTCTAGTAAAGAACCAATCAGAACCCAAATCGGATCAATGGGATGTGGTAGAGTTTCCGGCAATAATGCCGAGTGGTAAGCCAGTATGGCCGGAGTATTGGAAGATCGACGAACTGGAATCAGTGAAGGCATCATTATCACTCGGCAAATGGAATGCACAGTGGATGCAAAATCCAACTAGTGAGGAAGGTGCAATTTTAAAACGAGAATGGTGGCGAGACTGGGATAAGGATCACATTCCAACTTTAGATCATGTAATACAATCTTACGATACCGCGTTCATGAAAAAAGAAACTGCAGACTTTAGTGCGATAACGACATGGGGAATTTTTAGAGAAAACGAAGATAGTCCACCACAGTTAATTTTACTCGATGCTATAAAAGAAAGATTAGAGTTTCCAGAACTACGTAGACTTGCAAAAGAGCAATATGATTACTGGGAACCTGAGACTGTTTTAGTTGAGGCCAAAGCATCGGGTTTGCCTTTGACATACGAACTTAGAAACATGGGTATACCTGTTGTAAACTTTACACCGTCAAAAGGTAAAGATAAGCATACGCGTGTTAATTCTGTTGCACCGCTGTTTGAATCTGGTATGATATGGGCTCCTTTGGATAAACAGTTTGCACAAGAGGTTGTTGAAGAATGTGCAGCGTTTCCATATGGAGATCATGATGACTTGGTTGATAGCACAACACAAGCAATCATGAGATTTAGGCAGGGTGGTTTAATAACTCATCCAGAAGATTATCAGGATGAAGAACTACCTAGAAGAAAATATAAATATTATTGGTAGCATATGTCGGCATTACTAGATTCATACACAAAAAACAAAAGTCCAGAAGTTAAAAAAAGAATTGAAGAACGTGTACGTGAGTTGGGTGGTAGTATGTCTGAGTTGTCTGCGATACTTTTAGCTTTATCAGAATTAAGAGAAGAGCAAAGTAAAGCCGATGGTGGCCGTGTTAACTTTGACATGGGAGGTATTTTTTCTGTAAATCCCGATGAGGCAGTTAAGTTTAATTTAGATGGTGAAATAATAAATTTAAATCCTAAATTTTTTGAAATGTTTATGGGACCTTTTATGAATGATCCTAAAATGTTAAAAAGAAGAATTGATGATTTAAAACAAGAAATTAGAAGAAATCAAAAAGTTGTTAAAGCAGCTGATGGTGGGATAGCAGATCTATTGAAAGTATGACGTTTACATTTAAACACCCTAGCAAATACAAGAAACTATCAACAGGAGCACCTCCTAAGTCAGGCCCTACACCACAAGGCTTGAATATTGAATATAATACTGTTAAGACAGTGAAACTGGAGAAAATAAATGGCAGAAATAGACAAGTCTTTACCAAACGTAAAGCAGACAATAGAGATACCTAGTCCCGACGAAATTGCAGTAGAAGTAGAAAAAGAGCAACAAGAACCGGACACACCTATTAATATAAAACCAAACGAAGATGGCAGTGTTGATATAGACTTTGATCCTAGTGTCGGGAGCCAAGAACAAGGACAAGATCATTTTGCAAATCTTGCAGAACTATTACCAGACGAAGTTTTATCACCAATCGGTAATGAGTTATACGACAACTATGTTGATTATAAATCAGGAAGAAAAGATTGGGAAAGTTCTTACACAAACGGTTTAGAACTTTTAGGATTTAAGTATGAAGAAAAATCAGAACCGTTCAAAGGTGCATCAGGTGCAACGCATCCAGTTTTAGCAGAAGCAGTTACACAGTTTCAAGCGTTAGCTTACAAAGAATTATTACCATCACAAGGTCCAGTTAGAACACAAATTATTGGAACACCAACACCAGATAAGGAACAACAATCTTTACGTGTTAAAGAATTTATGAATTATCAAATCATGTCAGAGATGAAAGAGTATGAGTCTGAGTTTGATCAAATGTTATTTTATTTACCACTGACAGGTTCTACATTTAAAAAAGTTTACTACGATGAAATGATGCAGCGAACAGTTTCTAAATTTGTTCCTGCGGACGATTTAGTTGTTCCGTATACAGCTACCTCATTAGACGATGCGGAAACAATTATACACGTTGTCAAGATGTCTGAGAACGAACTTAGAAAGCAGCAAGTCGCTGGATTCTACAGAGACGTTGAATTAACTCCAGGACAAGACAACGAGACAGATGCACAAAGAAAAGAGCGTGAACTAGATGGAATGGCCAAAGGCAGAAACCAACCCATGTTCACTCTCTTGGAGTGTCATGTTAATTTAGATATTGAAGGGTTTGAAGATACAGATACCCAGGGACAAGCGACAGGGATCAAGCTGCCTTACATCGTAACAGTTGAAGAGGCATCTCGTGAAGTGTTGTCAATTAGAAGAAACTACGAAGTAGGTGATGCAACTAGAAGTAAGATACAATATTTTGTGCATTTTAAATTTTTACCTGGTTTAGGATTTTATGGTTTTGGTTTGATACACATGATCGGTGGTCTATCTAGAACTGCAACCGCAGCATTAAGATCGCTCCTTGACGCTGGAACCTTTTCGAATCAGCCATCAGGATTTAAAATGCGTGGTATAAAATTACGAGACGAAGCTCAACCATTACAACCGGGTGAGTTTAGAGATGTAGATGCACCAGGTGGTAATTTACGAGATGCGTTTATGCCATTACCGTTTAAAGAACCATCACAAACACTATTACAATTAATGGGTGTTGTTGTGGGTGCAGGACAAAGATTTGCATCTATTGCTGACTTACAAGTTGGCGAAGGCAATCAGCAGGCAGCAGTTGGTACAACAGTTGCTATGTTAGAAAGAGGATCTAGAACAATGTCAGCGATTCATAAAAGATTGTATGCTTCTATGAGACGCGAGTTTAGTTTAATGGCTAGAGTTTTTAAACTTTACTTACCTCCAGTTTATCCATATGATGTTGTTGGCGGTCAAAGACAAATCAAGCAAACTGATTTTGACGACCGAATAGATATATTGCCAGTTGCGGATCCAAATATCTTTTCACAGACGCAGCGGATATCACTCGCTCAAACGGAAATGCAACTGGCAGCTTCTAATCCTGCTATTCACAATCAGTATGAAGTCTACAGAAACATGTATGAAGCGTTAGGTGTAAAAGACATAGACTTAATTTTAAAAAAACCACAGCCACCTATGCCAAAAGATCCAGCACTAGAGCACATTGATGCTTTAGCTGGTGTGCCTTTTCAAGCTTTTCCTGGTCAAGACCATCAAGCACACATCACAGCGCATTTAAATTTTATGGAAACTAACATGGTAAAAAATTCACCTGTAATTGGTGCTGCGATACAGAAAAATATACTAGAGCATATTAGTTTAATGGCACAAGAACAGATTGAAATGGAGTTTCAACAAGAATTACCACAACTTGCACAGATGCAACAGATGGCACAACAGAATCCACAGCTACAACAACAAGCAAGAATGCTACAAGAGAGAATAGACGGCAGAAAAGCAGTGTTAATATCAGAAATGATGGATGATTTTGCAAAAGAAGAGAAGAAAATTACTTCACAGTTCGATAATGATCCAATAGCGAAGCTAAGATCAAGAGAATTAGACCTTAAAGCTAAAGATGATGCTAGAAAACAGAAAGAAGGCGAAGAAAAAATGAACTTAGACCGAATGAAGGCTATGATGAACCAAGCAAACACTGAAGAAAAACTAGATCAGAACGAAGAATTAGCACAATTAAGAGCTGATACATCAATTCAAAAAACAATTTTAGGTAAAACGATACCTTCTAGCGGTAAAGTGCCAGATAGTGTGTCAATTATTAGAAAAGGAGATTAATTATGTGGTTAAGTGCAATTAAACTAGCTGTAAATGCAGGTTCACACATTTATAAGAAAAAACAAGAGACTAAAATGATGATGGCTAATGCACAAGCTAAACATGCAGAAAAAATGGCTTCTGGTGAGCTAGAATATTCTGGAAAACTACTAGAAGCTCGTCAAAACGACTACAAGGACGAGGTGGTTCTTGCGATTCTCACGTTGCCCATTTTGGTGCTCGCATGG